CTAGCCGGTGGTGGTGGAAATTCTATATTTGGTGGAGGTGCTGTTGGAGGAACTGGGGCAACAGCAGCTGGAACAAATGGGAATAAATATGGAGGAGGAGGAAGCGGAGCTATTGGAGGGAATAGCAATGGTTCTTCTAGAACAGGTGGAACTGGAGCAAACGGAATTGTAATTGTTACTGAGTATATTTCAGTCTAATTCCTGAAACATAAGAATCTCTTCACAAGCAGTTAGATATCCAAGTCTATAGAAATAAGATTCGTCTTGTTCAAAGACTTGTTTATTTCTAGTCGCTTGTTTTAGGATATAGATTCGTTCATTTAGAAAATCTTCTAAATTATCGAATCTTTCAAAAGAAAAACAAACAGAATTCATAAAACAAAAGAAAATAATTAGTTTTTTCATTTTGATCTTCCCTTTTGAGTAGAGCAAATAGGGCAATAGTCTATTCCTTCATAGCTTTCATATCCGCAGTTTTTGCATTCCCAGGTATCACCCCATAGCCCGCAATGCTCGGTTTTTATTTCTAGTGCACTCATGTAAGAGAATCCTAGTATCATGATTAGAAGAAATGAAATCTTCAAACACCAGATTTTTTCTTCTTTTTGATCAACTTTCTTCATAAGTAATACCCTTTCTTAGCAATGTTTCCTTGCAAGAATTCCATTTGCTCTATCAGAGCCTTAACTTGCCCTTGCAATGCTGTAATCTTAGCGTATTGACCTTTTCTAAGAGAATCATATTTCTCTTCTAGTTGTCTCATCTTTCTTTGTAACTTATCTTCTTGCGATTCTTCAAATAAAAATAACTGTGCCATATCATTTCTTATGCTTATCGATTATGTAATTCTCTGCTATTGAAGAAGATTTATGTATATCATTCAATTGCGTCTTAACTATTCGGATATCATTAGTCATTTCACGCATATGTATCAGATATGTGAAAAAGAACATCACAAGACCTAGGAATGCAGTAAAAATGATTCCCATCAAGAAAGATGTTATATTGTCTAATTTCATAAAAACTTCGGGTTAAATGTTATAGTGTACAGTAATATTTTGTCAACGAATTACTAGTCAATCATTATCTTTGTACATGTCTTCAACTTCATTTTTTAATGAATCATAAATTTCATCCACAAGCTCCAAAATATCTTCTTTTTTTCCTTGTATACAAAAAATACGCAAAATCCCTTGTGTCAAATTAATGCAGACAGTCATTTTGTCTTTTGTGTAAATTTCTTTCATTTCTTTACGACATTTTTTTATAATTAGAGCTAAGGTATTATCATCAGCAAATTCTTGCATTATTCAACTCCTATTTTCCAGTACTCAATTGATTTCTTTCTGTAAGGCTCAAGATCCAATTCTTTCAGGCACTCTATCTGCGAGTAGTCGACTGCTCCTTTTCGTGGAATCTTCGATAGTCTTATACCCGCTCCCATACTTGATTGTCCGCCACTGGATAGTATTAACTCTTGTTTTAGGGATTCCTCCAACAGTTCTGCGCGCTTTCTGTCCAGGTATGCGTTCCGATAACTCTCTGCTAAGGCATTCCATGATGGATCTGACCTCATCTGATAATCCTTCGTAGTCATCGTAGGTGGGTTGTACTGTAATAAGCATTCGTAGAACTCTCTTAGTTTTGGGATCATTTCGTTTATATATTTATCGTCTCTTTCAACTTGAATGATAATTGCACCAACGCCATCAAATGCCGCATATAAGCAATGATCGACATCAGCGCAATACATTTGATGTTGCATTTGGCATACGTAATAATTCGGTATGATTCCATCACATGCCGAAGAAAACGATTTTTTTCCGCATTTAATCTCAACAATCATTTCTCCGAGATCTGACATTCCGTCTAACGAAGCCATCATGAATTCTTTGAATACAACCTTTGGTTTGAATTCACGTCCCATATGATTTTCTATCCAAGCGCGTGCGTATGGTTCCATATCGGAACCTTTGCGCATATTTTCGTTCTCTTCATCTGGTGGGTCTAAGTCCATCTTCTGACGCCAAAGTTTATATGGGGTTTTCCATTGAGAAAGACCAAGAATTACGTAAGAATCCGTTGCCGTCACATATTGTTTGCGAAGCTCAAGCCATTGACTTGAACCTTGTTTAAGTTCGTTCATTTATACCTCTGGTGGAGAAGAAAACATAACTTCCCCTAATTGTTTTGCGCAAAAATCAATACAAGTATCAATGTCAACGCCTGTCGCTTTATGTAGTATACCTGGGCTTACTTCTCCTGACATAAACGCTGCTCTTATGATGTATATAAGACTCTTCTCATATCCCAAAAAAACTTCTTTTTCTTTTTTGTTTTTCATGATCTATCCTTGCAATTCTTGTTGTCTCTTTCTATCTTCTCTAAACGAATGTGCTCTAACGATTACTTTCTTCATTTCTTCTTCAGGAATCTTAGAGATATGTTCAACTCCGTAATGAGTTAGTATTCTGACTTCATATTCTTGACCGCAATCTTTAAGAACAGAACGGAGCTTATCTATCATTTCGTGTAAACTTTCTGTTTGTTCTTCTGTTATTTCATCGACTTTTATGAAATCTTGTTTAATCGGAGTAGTAATAACACATTCAGTAACTGGAAGCTTGTATTCATCAACCTTAGCTATTTCTTTGAGTTCATCTTCTACGTATCCAGCTCCCATGCTTAAGTCTGGGAATAACTGACGGAAAAGCATACTCATACAGCGATTGTAAAGCATCACAGCAGGGTATTTCTTCCATGTAGGGCCATCCCATAACCCTGCTTTTTGAGCATCTTGTTTTGAGAATGAGCAAGTCCAAGTATCCCCGCTATCTGCTCTCTTTCCGTGAAGAATCACAATATCGTCATTTGATTTAGGGTCTTTCGTTATTGAATGACCACGTTTCCTGACCAATGCAGCCATCATCTCAGTACTCATACCCATTTTCCCGCTCACCATGTAGAAACCTCCATTTAGGCCTTCAAATGGATGTATTCCCAGCGATTTGCAACGAGCAATGATTGTATGTATTCCGTCTTCACCCATTTTAGCGTAATGCTTAGTATTCATTAGCTTCTTGCAAGTCTCTTGAATCTTGTCTAACTCAGCTAATTGCTTGCTGAAATCGTCTTGTATTACTAATTCGTTAGCCATTGTATTTATCCTCTGCGTAATTATTTTCGTTTTCTTCAATACATTCTTGTATAAAAAGATCTATTTCTTCTTTAATTGCAAGTTTATCAATATTATCAAGACTTAACCATTCAATAAATTCATCTGCATATATAACGCCTTCTTCTTCAGCATCTATCATCATTTGCGCAAATCTTTCTCTTGTATCGTAATCGTCTGATATAAATAAAAGTCTATTAAGCGCTTGTTGTTTACGTTCGACCATCTTGTGGTAAAAGTACATTCTCTTTGCTTCTTCTTTTTCTAGATATTTATCCATGATCATCCAACCTGTCTTTCAAATTCGTTTTCTGTTCTTAAGTCTAATTCTTTGTAAGCTTTGATTAACTTCAATTCTTCAGCCATGCAGTGTATTTGCCATGACATGACTTCTAATTCACTGCATATTTCTTCTGATTGCTTTTGTTCTTCGATTGCATACTCTTCTAAGTTTTTGCACAGTTTATTTGCTGTGTCTATTAGGTCTTGTAATTCTTGATTCATATTTAACCTATTGTATTGTGTTTAGATCTTTATCTCAGCACTGCTACGACTTTCAAGATTTGACTATCAAGGAGACTGTGCTTTGATGTAAACCAATATATCAAACGTAATGTATTTATGTCAACATGGAAAAGATAAATAAGTTTACAATTGATCTAAAATATTCATCATGTTACATTGGTTCCATAAAAAGGGGACTAATATGCATAAACTTAAAGAATATTTGTTTTATAAAAAAATTAGCATTACACAATTCGCTAAAGAATTAGGTGTAAGTAGAATTCACATGAGCCGCGTTTGTAGAGGAGTAGATATGCCTTCTTTACTTTTAGCTAAGGCTATTGAAAGGGTGACAAATTCAGAAGTTACAGCAGATTATCTAATGGAATACAAAGCAGCTTAAAGATTTAAGTTTTCTTTAACATTTCTTTACAATTTAGTGGAAAAATTAATAATGCAGGAGTAAGGTAGAAAAACGTTTCTCTTGATACAAGAAACTTATAGCTTTACAAAAAAGAAAAACCGATAGGTGGTCTATCGGTTTTAACGAAAATCTAAGATGAAACTTTAAGGAGTAGAAATCTTAGATCCAACAACCTTTTTACGAGGATGTCTTAATGCTACGACATACAGCAATTATTTTACAATCTTTTATTTTCGACCTCTATTTTAAGGGGGTGAAGAGATGAAAGTACCCGAAAGAGTTTATTTTTCACGCGAACATGCTATTAAATTCGGGGTAGAAATATCCGTATGGATTTGGTATTGCAAACAGTATTATATAAAAATGTTCGATTCTAGGGATATGGAATTTTTAATGCCTTTCCTAACTAACCATCAAATTAGAAATCTCATTGATAAAATGAAAGATTTCAATATTTTAGATGAATTCAATTTTGAAGAAAAAAATGCAGTAGACTTATTAAAATCAAAATCACCGTCTATTTTTCATAATTATGAAGGTAAATTTTCTCATTGTGAATGGTGTAAATCACAAACTCTTCTTTTACATAAACATCATTATCCAAAGAGAAAAAAGGATGGTGGTAAAGATGTAGTCAAAATATGCGCCAACTGTCATCAAGAATTTCATTATATGTGTGACTACAAGAAATATTTTATAAAAGAAATAGATGAAAGAGGCGATTTATGCTGATTAGAACGTCTAAAGACAAAGATCATCCTTATGTAATGCTTAATAAAACATTTCTTGATGACGTAAATTTATCTCTTAAAGCAAAGGGTCTTCTTGCTTATTGCATGTGTAAGCACGACGCATGGGAATTTCACATAGATCAATTAGTTAAGGTTCTTAAAGAGGGAAAGGATGCTATATATGCAGCTTTCAAAGAGTTAATTAATCATGGATATTGCGTAAGAACTCAAAAAAGAGACTCTCACGGTAGAATGGCAACATCCGATTATATTTTATTTGAAACTCCTCAATCTACAGAGATAAAAGAGAAAGAACCGAAAGCCATAAAACCGTATACGGAAAACCCGGTTACGGTAAATCCTCTTACGGAAAACCCGCCACTAATAATAATGAGTATTAATAATAATGAAAGAAACAACAAACAAGAGCCTGTTGTTGTTCCTTCATTCATTCAAGAAATACAAGACCTATCGGATGAAGAAAAAAAATCTCTTTCAAAGTTTCCGCCAGAACGTGTAATGCTCGCTATTGAGTTCAACAAGAAAGAGAAGCCGACTCATTCTAAGATTCAGCAGATGATTTGGCATTGTAAGCAGAAGGAACCACCTCAACCATCCGCTAAGAGTAAAAAGAATCACTTGCATGATTATTGCGTAAATTACTTTGGGTCAAGGAAGTCGAAAACTTGTGAGGTGATAATTACGAATGATTGTATATATTTTACGCCAATTGAAGGGGTTGATCAAACGCCAAGAGATATTAAGTTCAACGAAGAATCAGCAACAGAGAAGATATCAAGACTGTGTGACCACTATAGATTCAAGTAAACAAATATATCGTCACCAAAACGAAGTAAACCACCAAATTTAACGTTTTAAGAATAACATCGGATCAAGAAATGTCAGATTCAGAAAAATACATCGAAAAATTGACAGAATATGAAAAATCTCAGATCACAGAAGATGAATTAGAGATTGCACAAGAACTTTTCAATCTTGAGATTAAAGAAACAGCCAATATTTTAGACGAGACATACCACAGTTCTCCGTAATTACCGGACAACTCAAACAAATGAGGACAAAATGAAAGATTGCTTTTTCAGAGAATTGAAAGACGAGATGCGAAAATCATCGGAAGAAAGACAGAACTCATCTTTGAATGATACTTTGACATCACAAAAAATTGAAAATTTACATAATATGATAAAAAATCTATTTGAATATTATGTCACTTTATCAAATAAGTTTGAAGGTATGAAAAACACATTAAATTTTCATTCAGATCAAATTGAATCATTAGGTCTTGTTGTTTATAAAGATGAGAGGGATGAAGAAGAAGATGAAGAAGATGAATCGGAACTTCAAGATTCTTTAAAGTATATTCAAAAATTAATCGAAATTCATGGTCTTGAAGGGAGAATTAAAGCTGTTCTAAATGATGAATAAAAAAACCCTGGAAAGACTCCAGGGCCCGAACCTTAAAAACATGAAACAATATGCATTTTCATATTGCATAACGAATTATTTATCTGCAAGTGACTTTATGACAAAAACAACAACATTCAATATTCCTATTAAAACAGTCAGTGAAAGCAATTCGTCAGAGAACTGGGTTAAGAAAGCGCATAGGCATAAAATTCAAAAATGGTTAGTAAGAAAGGTCTTCTGTGATAATCAATTTGAGTTTAAGCTTCCGTTAATCATTACAATGATCCGTATTGCGCCAAAATCACTTGACCAATGGGATAACCTTCCTATGTCCATGAAATGGATTCTGGATCAAATCTGTGCGGAAATAACAAAAGACTTCAGGCCAGGAAGAGCGGATGATAATAAAGGTATCACTGTAAAGTACGATCAGAGAAAAGGTAAGGTACGAGAATATTATGTAGAGGTAACTATCGAGGAGTCATGACTTTCTTGCTTTATTTGTTAAATAAAATTATATGTATTATTGATTCGTTTACAAAACCTAGGAATCCATTTGTATGAGCTTATTTAAATGTATGTTTGTTCCTTTGATAATTGCAGGATTGATTTTAGCTCTTTATCTTTCATCTTGTACGTATTCGATTAACATGATTCATACGCAAGGTCAAGCTTCAGATGTGGTTGATGAGACTCAAGCTGCAAGTCCTGATGTTGATGCTAATGTGAGTATTCCTGCTTTATGATTCCTAACTGGTCTTTTGATAGATTCTCGCTTAAAGACGATGCTACATACTTAGTTATGTATAAGCATGCTGATGGAAGATATTCGTTACCGCATAGAGCTTACTGGGTACAAGAAGAAAATAAGTTTTATAGTTTAGAAAACAATAATTCTCATCCAATCGTGGCTGACTTTTGGATGGAAATTCCAGAAATTACATGAGATGTAAGTCTTGTAATAATTTCATTCACAGATACGAAAGATATTCTTCATTTTACTATTGCATAGGATGCGATAAAACATATGGATACAACGATAAAAATAAAGCCGAAAGCAGATCATCCGTGGAGAAAAACAATATCAGTTAACACAGTAAAGAAACAGAAAGTCATGAAAGAAGAGATTAAGAAACGAGGAATTAAGTGAATCAAGATAATCTGATGACAGTTTCTCAAGCGATGCATAAGTATTGCATTACAAGACAGGCTATTTATCTAAGTATTTATAATCATCGTTTGAATGCAATTAAAGAAAACGGAAAATGGATGTTGACTGATCGTTGGTGGCAAGATTACGTGAATTCTAAACATAATCGACTTTATACTCTAAGAAAAGGAAAGAAAATATACGATTTAGATAAAGGACTTCTATCTCCTGGAATGGTTTCTGAAATATTTAAATTAGATCGGCAAAGAATATATCATCTGATTAGAAAAAAAATACTGCCTGCTAAAAAATGCGGTTCTTCTTATATTATAAAAAGACAAGATGTTGAAGCAAATAAAGATTTGATTTTTTACAAAAAATTTAAGAGACCCAAATGCACGAAATCAGAAATGTCAGTATAAAAGATCTTGTTTTGCTTAAAGATAATCCAAGGAAGATAACTAAAGATGAACTTAATAGATTGTGTGATTCCCTCATTAGTGATCCTGGGTTTCTTGATAGTCGGCCTATACTTATTAATGAAGTAGACGGAATTCTAAATGTATACGCAGGAAATCAACGTGTTCAAGCTGCTAAGAAATTGAAATGGAAAGAAATTCCTTGTATTGTAGAGAAAGATCTATCACTAGATTTAATGAAATCACGTGTATTAAAGGACAATAAGCATGCTGGCGAATTCGACTATGACTTACTTGCTAGTATTTATGACATTGATGAACTTATTAGCGTTGGTTTTACTCCTGAAGAGTTACATTTGAATCTTGAGCATGATGAATTAGATTCTAAAGATGATGAAGAAAAAGAAAAGAAACTAAAATGTTGTCCTAGTTGTGGGCATGAATTCTAAGGTGAAATTTGAGTAGGCCTGAAATAGAAATAGATTGGAACAGAGTAGATCAAATGCTTATAGAAGGATGCATTGGAACTGAAATTGCAGCTAAGTTTTGTATGCATCCGGATACTTTATATAGAAGAGTAGAAGAAAAGTTTAAGATGGGTTTTACTGCCTATAGTACTGAAAAGAGATCTATTGGTGACTATCTTTTAAGACAGAAACAATTTCATAAAGCAATTGAAGGAGATAATACTCTTTTAATATGGTTAGGAAAAAATAGATTAAAACAAAAAGAAAACCCCGATCAAATCGAATTCAACAATGCCATCGCAGAGAAATTCGATTCTGTTATGAACTTGTTAACTAAGTCTCAAGTTTCAGATTTAAGTATGGCGGAAAGCAATATCAGCAATGCCGATAAATCCATGTTAGAAACAGGTGAAGACATCGCATAAACAGGGAGTCTTTCAATAGAAGCATTCATTTCGTCTAGCATTTCTATGAGTTCTTTTCTTGTTGGCTTTACGAATTCGTCACTCATTTAATTTTACTACTTTGGGTTTTAATGGTTTTTCAGGTCTATCTCTACAAAAACAACACTTCTCAAATCCACAATTCTTTTCATTCCAAATATTGCATCGCTTGCAATAGTAAGCATCATGTTTTTCATTATATGAAAGCTTTTTTTTACATTCTTTACAATTAAACATAAGATCTCCATGTCTGAAAAAAAACCATGTCAAAAACAAATTGAATTAATCAATAAAAGTATTGAAAAGTGGAGAATTCTTCACAATGGAATTAGATGCGGGAATCCCATTCATCTATATTTAAAGGGTAAAAATGAGTAATAAAGACGCATTCTCACCCAAACAACTAGAATTTATCAAGTGTTGTACTAAAAAATGGAATCTTGCTCATGGTTCAGTTCGGACAGGGAAAACGGTATGTACTGTTTTTGCTTTTATGCATGCTGTATATATGTGCCCTGATTCTCAGATATACATCGTGGGTCACACGTTTGATACAGCATATAGAAACGTAGTTCGGATGCTAATGGAATCGCCTGAGATGGCTATATTTCGTCCATTTTGTACTTGGTCAGGAAAGAAGCTTTACTTTAGAGATAAGGTTATCACAGTTCTTGGAGCTAAGGATGAAGGGGCTATTGGTAACTTTCAAGGATTAACAATTTCTCTTGTATATTGCGACGAGATGACTCTGTATCCTGAATCTATTATTGATATGATTGATTCTCGTTTATCTCTTCCTCATAGTCGTGGTTTTGCAGCAATGAACCCAAGTCATCCGAAGCATAAAGTTAAGCAATGGATTGATAAGTCTATTCAAGGAGATCCAAATTATTACTCACTTCACTTTACTCTCTCAGATACTCCTTACGTTGCGGAAGATTATAAAAATCGTATTCGTGATAGTTCCACTGGTATTTTTCATAAACGCAATTACTTGGGGTTGTGGTGTCTTGCTGAGGGGGCTATCTTCGACTTTTTTGAACCTAAGATATATGTTACTTCAAAGCCGCCTGCCGCGGCAGAGTATTGGGTGGCTGGCATTGATTATGGCGCCTCCAACCCATTTGCTTGTTTGCTTATTGGAGTTTCTACGGGCCGTTATACTCAAACTGGAAAGATAATGTGGGTAGAAAAAGAATATTATTGGGATCATAAAGGAAAAAATAAGCAGAAGACTAATAGTGAGATGGCCGATGATGTTCAAGAATTCTTGCAAGATTATGATGTAAAACAGATTTACATTGATCCAAGTGCCGCTTCTTTCAAGACTGAACTTAGGCGTAGAGGAATGCATACTGTTGATGCTAATAATGATGTAGAGAATGGAATATATATGATGACATCTGAGATGAGAAGAGGTGCATTGATTATATGCTCTGAATGCAAGAATCTAATTAGAGAAGTGGAATCTTATGTTTGGGATAGTAAAGCATCAGAGCGTGGTTACGATGAGCCCATGAAACGAGATGATCATGCAATCGACGCTTTAAGATATGTAGTAGCTTCTCATAAGATTTCAACGTACGATCCTTATAAACACAATCCTAACGATTATAAAGACAAACGATTTAAATCTAATTTCTGATATAGTTATATGGGTAAATCAAAAATCCTCGGAGCAATGGGCGACGGGGATTTTTTTTTGTCTTTAAATAATGGACAAAATCAACGAATTTCTGTACAGTAATATTGTAGTTTTCATACAATTACATTGTGTTGTGGTCTTGTGCCCCTGGTGTGTTTCCAGGGGCTTTTTTATATGAGGATATGTTATGAAAGATAATAACGAATTTACACCTTTGAACGGGTTGAATCATTTAACTCTAATTCATAATTTACTGATCGAAGGTAATGATAGAGCCGCTTTCTTTCATATAGGTGTCATGACTGAATGGTTAGCTGAGATGATAAGGAAAGAGAAGTGATTATCGATTGCATCGGTTGCCTTCACGGTCACCATCCAAAACTTGAAGGTGGAGATTTATTAATTGTTACTGGGGATTTGACTTCTAGACATACGCCATTACAAACAGTTGAGTTTTTGTATTGGTTATCACAACAAGAATACAGAAAAATAATATGGATAGCTGGTAATCATGATACTCAATTGGTTGAAAAAGGAGATTATGAAGTTTTCTTTGATGGAAAAATATTTAACTTAGAATGGCCAAAAAATACTGAATACTTGTGCAACTCAGGAACAGAATTCGAAGGATTAAAGATATGGGGAACTCCGAACTCATTACTATTCGACGGTGTTAATCCAAAATGTACTGCTTTCATGGGAACTGAAGAAGAGCTCAAGAAAGAATATGATAAGATTGCGAATGATATAGACATACTTATTTCCCATACTCCTCCACACGGTATTTTAGATAAAAATATTCACGGTGAACATTGCGGAAGTAAATCTCTAAGAAGAATCATGGGAAGAGTAAAACCAAAATTATGGGTGTTTAGTCATATTCATGAGGCGTATGGCGAATACAAAGATAAAACTATAAGTGGAGTTGATTATCATTTTATCAATTGCAGTTACGTTAACGAAAGATATAAGCCTGTTAACAAGGTTATGAGGATCGTTTTATGATAACTAGAATAGATCCAGCACTTCCACTAACAAGCCCCAAAGGCACATGTTTAGCACATTTTTTGATAGACAATGGAATTGAAACAGATCTTCTTTGGGTTACATTCCAAGATAATTCCGGAGAATGCTGGACATGGTCTAACAAAGATATTCGTGCTCAGAAGAATATTACGGCAGGGAGAGAGCATGTTTCTCCTTTCTATGATCCAGATGATGTTAAGTTTAATAGAGAAAATTATATTCTATATTTAACATGTGCAAAATGTGAAAAAATAGACCTCATTCCAAAAAACAAAGCTAAAGAATGGAAATGCCCTCATTGCGAACTTGCGAATATCAGCACAATTTATGACTAAATCAAACCCAATCATAAGCGAAAGAGATCTCATTGACTTACTACACTGGGCTAGACGTTATTGCGATTTTAGATGTACGTACGCACCTTCTGAATTCAATAGAATCTATAATAGAATCCGTTCAGATAATCCTGATATGATCAGATGCAAGGATGTAATGGATGAGACTTTGATGAATAATGGTGAATTCTGGCCTTATGCTCAAGATGGACAATATAATCCGGATACTTGTGTTTTTGATGCAAGGAAATGATATGAGTGAGTGGATAAAGTGTAGTGATAGACTTCCTGAAAACGATGATGATGTTTTGGTATACCACTATTTAGACGATCATATAACCGTTGGTTTTTATGAAAAGGATAATGTTCGTTCTTACATAGAAGATGATGGAAGTAGATTTTATACAGATAGTGGATGGGAAACAGAAATACCTTGGGCTCAAAAGGGAGATGTTACTCACTGGATGCCGCTTCCGAAACCCCCAGGTTAACATGAATGAATGGATCAGTGTTAAGGATAAAGAAGCTCCAAAAGATATCGAGTTTTTAGGATATGTTTTAGTAGGTAATTTCATTCCAGGTATTTTAGATGAAAGAACTTTAGATATTCAAACATGTTTGTGGAATGGATATAAATATATGGAGTCTTGTCATTGTTCAGGACGAGAACATGATTATGAAGATATAGAAATTTGTTATTGGATGCCGCTTCCTAAACCACCAGAGGGGATATGAAAACAACAACAATATCATCGATACCACCTCAAATAATCCAATCTTTCAATAAAAAACTTTTGATGTCTATTATTGAAATAAGTAAGGAAACTGTCGAATCAGAGATAATAAGATTATATTACAAAAAAATCGTACTTAGACCAAAAAATTCAGGTAAAAGAAAAGAATTCGATAAACTCATAAAAGAATACTACGAGGAATATGAGCGGAAGAAAACTCAAGAAGAGAAGTATAAAGCAAAGATTAAAGACTCTCAGCAAAGATCCAGTATATCGAATTCGTCGTCAACTATGCGCTTTGAAAGTTATAAAGATTAGATCTTTCATGAGCGAGATGTTTTGTTTTGGCACTGATTTTAGTGAGTTTGGAAAGTTATGATAGACAAAGAATTTATTTATAGATTCCAGGGGAAGGAGTTTGGAAAAAGTTAGAAAAAAGAACTACAAAGATTGTGAATGCATAATTTGTAAAAGAAAATTTAAGAGTGTTCGATTTTTACACCCTTTTTGTAGTCCAAAATGCAGTGCTTATTCTAAGACTAAAAGACGATTTACAGATCCTGAAGGATATGATCCGCATAATCCACCGCCAAAACTTAGAAGGATTATAAAGGTTAAATAAATAATTATATATTGATAAGGTTTGATGAAGACAATGCAACGTAAGTTCTATTATCAGACGTTGACATACCCAAATGGAGTGATGAGTTAAATATGACCTGGATTAAAGATGATATTGAAAGATTTGTAAATATAGAAAAATGGGACTTCTTAAATTGGCAGTCTATTGAAGATAGAAAAATGGGAGAATCTATTGCATATAAAATATATTTGGAAAATACATCAGAAGAAAAATATGTATTAGGATACATAAATTGTAAAGGTGTAGATCCAGATGATATTTTGAAACAAATAACTTTAGGTTTTCAGCCAAACTTTTACGATCTTGAAAATATAATATATTATTATCTTGATAAAGAATTTGATGACGGAATTGATTGCGAAAACTTCAATGAAAAATATAAAAAAAGAATGGAAAAAATTAATGAATTGATCAATACCCGTTTTTTTGAAACAGAATGACTACCCTAAATGGAGAGATCAGATGAAAAACTGCGATATGTGCGGATCAGAAATAATTGATTCAAAATGCGATTGTGGAGTTTGGAAAAGTGCAGAAGAAATGAAAGATTGTCCTTTAAAAAAAGGAATAGAACACTTTCATGAATTAAAGAGATTTACTTTAACTGGTGATGCGCCTCATCTTGGCTGCGCAGTTTTTTATTTCAGAGGCGATTATAATGATTGCAAAAAGGTTGAAGAATTCATTTATCGCATGAAGGGACGAACTTATTACGAAAATGAAGATTAATGATTCGTTGACCACCCTAAACATCACGATGGAATAAAATGAACTGGACTCACATCTCGAATAAACTTCCTCCCGAAGATGAAATATTAATCGGAATAAGTTCATTCAACGAAGATTCATGTGATTGGATATGTATAGGTAAAGTAGATGAAGTTTATAAGGATAGTGTATCTGAAATAGATTACAGAACAAATTTTTTGACTACAGTTGGGTATGGAGTACACTCCATAAAATGGTGGCATCCTATACCAAAATTACCGATATTGATAGATGGTGAATGGTATGCAGAAGATGAATGGATTTTATGTGAAGATTTTAAGCCACCTTCTTATAAATCAAATTCTATGCAATTTATTTTATTTGATGGAATAGAAGGAATAGCTGAAGCAGAGTATTGGAATGGATATCAAAGTGATACGTGGTCATGTAAACATGGATTTAATAAACCGTTATTTTGGAGACCATTTCCTAGATTACCTATTGAATCTAATGGAGTATTACAAATATGAACTGGATAAAAGTCGAAGAAAAACTTCCTGAACTATATGATTTTGTATTAGTGTATGCCAATAATCAAGGAACAGATGAACCTAAACCAATTTCTATAGCTAGGATTGTTAATCAATTTGGTCTTTGGGATTTCCTAGGAATGGGACCTTCTGATTCTGTTGGTGCTTATATGGATATAGAATATGAAATGAAAAGCGAAGAAGTAACGCATTGGATGCCTTTACCAGAAAAGCCGAGTGATATATGAACTGGATCAAATGTAGTTATAGACTGCCAGAAGAAAGACATATCGTAAAAGGTAGAACTGAACACATGGAAGAAGATGAATGGTTAAGGGTATGTTTAATTGAAGGCGTTTGGGAAGATGACACTATTGATTGGAATTGTGAAGAGAGATATCCTAAAATAATATATTGGATGAATTATTGTTGTAAACCGAGTGAATAATGCCAACCTACGACTATAAACTTGTTAGACTTCCTACAATAAAAGGAATAGAAAAAGATTTCTTTGGAATTGGTTATTTTTCTGAGAATGGCGAATTTGTTTTTGTTGTTCTAACCCCAGAAATAATAAAAAACAATCCATTTAGATCAATTCGTCCAAAAGAATGGGGAAAACAATCATATGAAAGCGATATAGAAATAATTGGAAATATAAAGAGTCTTCCATAAATGCCAACCTACGACTACAAATGTCCAAAATGCCAACAAATATCCTCGCATCTACATAAGATGAATGATATTCTTTATATATCATGCCCTGACTGTAATCAGATTTTGAGTAAATGCATTGGATCAGGAGTTGGACTTCATTTTAAAGGCACTGGATTCTACGAAACAGATTATAAGAATAAATAATTTTATATGTGGCGGAAAGATAGAGTGAGACTATCGTTGGTAGACGCGCGGGTTTATTGGGTGATAACAATAAGCATAACCGAGTCACTGGATTAAACTCCAGAGACGTGAACGTTCGAATCGTTCCATATTTTTTATTATATAAATACAAGTAATTTGTTGAAATATATTAATTAAAATTTCAATTCTATACTGGACAGTCTCTAAAGAATTCATTATATTGAATTTTCATTTCATATAAGAGGCTAAATTGAGTTTCTATCCCCCTTGGAACAATTCTTTAGAACCGAATCAGGGAAATATCAGGCAATGGCTTGATAACTTGTATAGTAAGTTTCAGCCTATCGAGCAAAGTCGCTGGAATCAATCTAATATAGACACGCTTTTCTATGCTGGAAGTCAAGACTTCATTAACAGACAATTCAGCTTTGCTAATAATCAGGGCGGAAGTAATTATCAATTCAACCTGATTCAGCAGCCTATTAACATGGTTACTGGGTATGAACGTCAACACCGTAAAAACTTCTCTTACGTTCCATGCGAAGGATCAGATCCTCAGACCACGGATCAATATACTAAACTTGTTACTCATATTGCAAATTCTGGTAACGTCCATGAGATGAAATCTAAAGCAAAAGAGCTTGCAGCAATATCTGGAATGGTATTATTGCAACCGTATCTTGATTTCTCTGGTGATGATCAGGCACAGGGCGATCTTAAAGTAAAAGTCTGGGAATACAACTCTTTTTTAATGGATCCATTTTGGAGAAACGATATCAATGAAGCTCAATTCATCTGGTGTCAAGAGTATATATCTAAGAAAGAAGCAGAGGATCGTTTTCCCGACAAATTTGAAGCAATCGCTCCGATGTCTGGTACTCCACAGAGATACGGAAATTTCTACTTCCTTCCAGAAAACTATAACATGGCGAGAAACGACCTTATGGTCTTGTCCTATGTTTGGTACAAATGGAAAAGGAAAAAGAAGCGTCTCTACAGTCGCTCTAGGAATCAGTTTTTTGACTTTGGGAAAGAAGCTGATTTAGAGCAAATTTTGTATAATATTCCAGATATGGAAATTGTTACTGTAGATACACCTTGTTGGAAATTGGCTACGATTCTTAACGATCAGTTAATGTATCAAGGTGAAAATCCCCTAGGATTTGATGGTTGCCCATTCATTCCTTATTTCTGGAACTATGATCCACATGTACCTCAGTTTGATTTGAGAGTTAGATCTTTAGTTCGTCCAATGCGCTCTAGCCAATTCCTTTTTAACCATAAGATAATCACTAACGCAGATATCACTGAAGCTACAATCAATGCTGGTTGGAAGCGTAAGGTTGGTGCTGTAGCCAACGAAGATAATCTTAAGAAATCTGGTCAGGGTTGGGATGTAATTATTAACGAAGGTTATGAGCTAACTGATTGCGAAAAGATCATTCCTAGCGGTGTTCCAGAGTCCGATTTAGCGTTAGCAGATCAATTCATGAATCTTATTTATTCTACATCTGGAATAAATATGGAGAACTGGTCAGCTCAACAAGATAAGAACGCATCTAGCTTAACAGTATTGCTTAAGCAAGCTGCTAACTTAATGGTATTCCAAAAGTATTTCGACCAATGGGACTATTCTGACAAGATGCTTGGTGAAGTTATTCTACAAATATTACTTCAGAATTGGAATGCAGAAAAGATTAAATTATTAATCGGAGAAGAGCCTTCTCCATTCTTCTATAGCAAGATTTTCTCTAAGTTTCAGGTAATTGTTGAAGAATCAGATTTGACACCAACTCAACAGAATTTGCAAGCTCAACAGATGATGGATATCAATACTACATTTGGTAGAGAAGTATTTCCTCCTTCGATGATTATTCCTAAACTGAATATTACCGGTAAGGGTGAGATTATACCATTCCTTGAACAGCAAGAGCAACAAGCTGCTGCTGCTCAATCTGAACTACAAAATATTCAGCATACTGTCGAAGAGATGAAGATTAAAGATATGATGGCTAAGATTCATAATCAGCTATCACAAGCTCGTGAGAGAGATTCTAGATCTGAATCTAACGTTGGATTGTTCGAAGAGCGTATGTCAATGATTAGTAAGAACCATAGCTTAGCAACTAAAGAGAAGGTCGCTGCATTGGCTCAATTACTTGAAACTATACAGAAATTTGGTGAAGTTGAAGCGTTTATGCAGTCTAATAACTTAGATCTTATCAATAACGACGATCAAGAAGAAGAGAAGATAGCAAGGCAGAATGTTGAGAGAACAGAGGCTTCAAAGAGATTTATTGAGCAATTAATGGGAAGTCAACCGAGTCAGGGACAGAATCAACGACCTCAACAACAAAATTCTTCTCAGAATATGATGTCGATGCTATAAAATATTGCAAATAAAATCGCAAACACGATACACTTCTTGCATAAAACAAGGGGTTTGTATGCGCAAAGACAAAAAAACACATAAATTTACGGATGATGATAAAGAAGTTTTAAAACTTCTTTATGAAAGAAATGCTTCTCATAATGAAATGTCTGAATATTTTGGAGTTAATCCAAGTACAATATTTAGACAAGCTGAAAGTTTAGGAATAAAAAGAACAAAATTTGCAAAACCTAAAAAATTAAGTTTAAAAGAAATATTAGAAGAAGAAGAAAAAAATAAAAAAAAATCAGAAACTTCAAACGACGCATCAAAAGAAATTGTAAATTTCATGATAACTCTCTTGAATCTTCATGGATATGATGTTATAAAAAGAGATTAAACGAGGCTATTATGCCTCTAAAAAAACGAGGTATATTATGGGCGGACAACGAATTGATGATCATTCATTTTGGGCTGGAAAAGGTTCTAACGGATCTGTATTCCCAATGGGTGCAAAGACAAAGAATGAATCTAGTGCAGAAGGTGCAGGTGCAGTTTCTAAGTATGAAGATACTACTGAAACAATCAAAGCACAACAAAATATGGGTATCAGCAAAGCTAAAGCTCATCCTATGAAGCCTGGATATCGTAATTAATTTTTTCTCAGTCGTCTAAGACCGGCAATAAATGAGACCCGGAAGGACGTCACTTAAATGTGGAAATGAGAGTGAAAGTCTCTCTTGGGAAATTTAAAAGGAAATTTATGAAAAGAAACAAAGAACAGATCAACGCTAAATCTGGTTTTAAAGATCCTATTGCTATTAAACAGCAAAGAGAACTAGATAAACCAGTTGATGGAAAGAAATCTCCATGGGATTTTCGTTGTCCTCAATATGATCAAAGATCTAGCAACTTCTTGAATGCTGGAACGCATTACGGTGTTGGAAATAGACAACCAGTTGGTAATGAAGGAAATCCTAAAGATAAAGTCGATGTTCTTCCTTTTGGAAGACAAAACACAATGAAAGTAGACGACAGAGGTTGATTTATGGCTATAGCAATGCAGGCAAATCAACCTAATCGTACTCAACCGAAGTATAAAAAAAACATACAAGCTCATACTGCAAATACAAAGTATGGAATGGGTGACAACTACGGAACTGGCATTCGTCAAAAGCTTGGTAAAGTTAGAGACGATACTGTTGGAATGGTTAAGTTATCTAAGAAGCAACTTGGGACTCCTCCGAAGTCGATTGTTTAGGGTTGTATTTTTCTGTTATTTGATTTTTATATCTACATCTAATTTCATAAATCTTTTCTTTAAATTCAGAGATTTGTTTTTTATATGATATAAATTCAGAGTCTTCTTCGCATTTTTTGACGACTTCTGTCTCTATGAATTTCTCTAATGCGATATCCATACGAACACTACATAAATAGATATCATCTTTACCTTTTTCCGATTCTATATCAGGCAATTCTGCATCTATAAATTCAAAAGGCTTACTCAAATTCTTATGCATGTCGGATATGAAAATATCGTTTTTAATAAGATACTCATTATTTTCTTCGAAAAACTTATTTAAACTATCTTTGTATTTTTTCACTTCTGAGAAAGGTGTTTGTGTAACGTAAGTTTTATGGTTAGCCACTTTATCCTTAAGGCAAATAAATTCTATTCATCATTTTATCTTGTCTAACTTGAAACAATTTCTCATCTACAACTGCTTTCATTATTAAACGAGCTTTCTCTTCCGGCACATCTCCTGGATGTGGTCTTTCAAGTGTTTTCTTGTTGGTTTTATATTGATTAATCGACCATGAGCACCAATTGCTTTCAGTAACTTTTCCCTCATCATATTGTGCCCACATTTCAGGGGCAGGAATCATCCAAATAACCTCTATCTCATCAGTATGGCTTTTTGCCCTGAACAGGTATGAGTTACTCTGCGCTTCAGGAATTGATAATCTAGGATCCCAATACATTACTTTATTCACTCCATCATCAGCAGTTCTAGGATGAGCGAATATATAAATGTATGGTGATTTCTCCTGAATAGCTAATGAAAGGGTGTTCTTTTTCAAACAATCTTCCGCTCCTTGAAATATATTAGCTGATTGATCTTTTATTAAATGCTTAAGTCGGTCATGTGCTTCTAAAACATTTACTTTCATGTCTTGCCTTTAATATTAATAAAGATTTTAATAACAACAACCACTTATCCGTAAAGGAGTTTTTTTAATATGACAGAAAATCAAGTTGCAAATCAAGCACAAGTTCCATCTGTAGATCAGAAACAACAAGACAAAGAACTTAATTTCAGAACACTTGAAGCTAAGTACCGAAGAGAACTTGATCAAGAAAGAGCAGCAAGGATTGAGGCGGAAAGAGTAGCTAAGGAATATTCATCTAGAAAAGTAGAAGAAGATGATAATGACGATGAGCCTTATGTTAATGATAAGAAATTGAATAGAAAACTTTCCGATTTTGAACGTCGTATGGAAGAAAGAATTGAAAAGAAAGCAGAAGAGAAAGCTTATTCAATGATGCAACAAGATAAGCAACAATCTTGGTTAAAAAATAATTCTGATTTCTATGATGTCATGCAACATGCAGAGAGATTTGCTCAAAGAGATCCTGAACTTGCTGAAACGATTCTTAATATGCCAGAAGGTTTTGAAAGACAGAAGTTAGTTTACAAAACTATTAAGACTATGGGTCTGCATAATCCTGAAGTAAAACAACCTACAATTCAAGATAAAATCGACGCTAATAAGCGTAGTCCTTACTACCAACCTACTGGTGTTGGCGCTTCTCCTTATGCTAGTCAGGGTGATTTTTCTGCAACTGGTCAGAAGGCAGCTCATGCTAAAATGAAAGAGTTACAAAATCGTCTTAGAGGTTAATACAAATTCCGTCTTAGCTCAGCGGTAGTAGCAATTCACTGTTAATGAATAGGCCGTAGGTTCGAATCCTACAGACGGAGAGGCTTGAATAGCTCAATTGGTAGAGCATCCGATTTGTAATCGGACGGTTGTGGGTTCAATTCCTACTTCAAGCAATGTAAATCCGGCTTTACATTTAAATTAAATCATTGATATAAAGAACTTTCGCAAGTCCTGCGTTATGGACAAATCAGCGTTAGAAAGCATCGCACCTTTCATCAAGATATGATCGAAAATCCGCGTAGTTAGGTTCGCATACCGATCATCATATCATATTAATCTCATTCATGAGGTTACCGTGCAAATCACAAATACTGGGAATCTAGGCCCAATGATATTACAGTCGCTTGCGCCTGCAATGCTCTATGTGCCTACCCCAACAATGAATTACATTACAGTTTGTGACAAAGTTTCCATGCCTGCAAACGGCGGAACTACTTGTCGCTTTATGAGACCGCGTGCTTTACAGCCGCCTACTATTCAACTTGGTAACTCGGGGATTGATCCTCCAGCTCAAGTGCCACAGCGTGACATTATTGATGCGCAGATGGCGTTTTTTGGAACAGGCTGCATTTATGATTGTGCAGCATGCTTGATGGCGGCATAAGCTCTTAAGAATCAACGAGCAAGTTATCTTGCAGGATCAGGAGGGAGTTCTCGCCTGGGTTTCTGAAAGATTAGCTGTTGCGATGCGCCAAGCCGAGGATTAAGATTAAGTCCTCGATAAATCTAACCTGATTGACTTGGAAACCCTCACTGATAAATCAGGAGGGCAACAAGGGCCAAGGGTTTAATTAGGAGAAAAATGTTCGAATTCAGCTTTAAGAAAACCTTTAGCATTAAGTCTACACATTTCGACTCTGATATCTTCTCTAATAGAGATTGTATCAATGTCCAGTGGTGTATGAGCACCAAATCCTTTTTGGTTTTCGTAGGTCTTACGAAATTCGAGAATCAACTCAGCCTGTCTTTTTTTAAGAACAAGGTAAGGCAAAAGTTGAGTACAAATATCGACCAATCGGTGACCTTGAATAACCCACTCATAAATCCATCTTTCATGAGTCGAGTTTTTCTTAAAAATGGATCGACGATGCTTTTTAGACTTATTGAGATTACCAAAATTTTCTTCAATCCAGTCAAAAAGTTCTTTCTTAGTGTTGGAAATATTAAGAACGGAACGAAAGTTAGGGCTTTGATATCGGTTATACTTCGCGGGATTAACTCGATAAATACAAAGAGAACCTTCTCCGTCAACTATTCCAGCAAGATATGCAAGCTTGAGAGGATCATAAATAATCTTCTCATAGGGAATAACGGGCATCTTTCACCTCCTATGTTATGTGTGTAGATGCGTGTGTATTGTTGCATAAGACTAATTAAATGTCTAGGCTGAACGACTTAGCGGTTGGACTCTAGAAATAGAGATGCGAAAGTCTGATCTCGGACTATAAATGAAATCCGAGAGGAAAATCCGAAGAGGTTTTCCCGCCTACAATAGGTAGGTCACAAAAGTAACAGATTGTTAATTTTACGCGATTACATCGTCTCCGCAGCTAGCGAAATTAACGCTGGTGGTGGAAGCAACGGTAGATTTGTTGCCGTTGTAAAATCTTCTCTGATAGACTTGGAACTCCTCGCTGCATGAAGCAGACGGACAACAAGGGGCAAGTGATGATAGATTTAGATAAAAGACCGTTTGGTTCCATATGGTATAGAAACATGTGGGTTAACGAACAAGCTTATTATGGAAATCTAGAACAAATCGATAAAATAATCGATAAAGTTAAATCAAAACAGCCTGAACGCAGCAAGCGAGAAGACCTCGAAAGAGGATGCGGTGCTCTGAACACTATGGAGACATAGTGAGGCCAGCTGAGAAGATTTGGCCCGCCTGAGAAATCAGGTCAACAAGTAACAGATAGGACAATCCAACTAACCTCGGTGTATCCGATTTTAGTTTAGTTGCTACGACTTTGGATACTAACAATGCCTACAAATTTATGTCAGGTATTGAAGGTATGGATAGATTCGGAACAGGCCCTGTCCGTTCAGCATATTTCATGTTGAGTTCAACAGAGCTTCAGACAGACTTCGATTCCCTAACAGGAAGCGGTTTCTTGTCTCAGTGGAACTATCCTACAAATGCATCAGCTCTTCCATCAGAATACGGTTCTGTATTTAACACCCGTATCTTGACAAGCTCTGAGGCTCCTGTAGCTCGTGGTGCTAGTGCTAATGGTAATGACGTTTACTACAACACCGTGTTGGGTAAACAAGCAATAACTCACATTAATCAAGATGGATATTCCATGAACTTGATTTACCGTGACCCTTATTATTCTGGAATGCTTGCACAGAATGCTACTTTGGCAGTTAAGTTTGCCCAAGCTCAAGCGATTACGCAAGATACAGCGATCCGAAACCTATTATGTACGCGCTTAGCGAACTTAAACCCATAGGAGGCGTATTATGGCTGAATATTCTAGAATCGCGAAAGGTCACGTAACCACTTTGACAGGGGGGGGAACAGCTCCAATTAATCTACCTTTTCAACCGCAAACGGTAAAATGGTGGAACTTTACAGCTTCGACATCTGGTGGTGCAACTGGATATGTAACGAAGGGGTATTGGGATGTTTCAATGGGTCAAGGCGCTGGAGTTTATGATGTAGTTACAGCAGGAACATTGGCTCAGGTTGCTGCTACTACTACGAGTGTTCTTGGTGGTGGTATTAGCACTTATGCAGCAGGATTATCACTTCAATATGGACCAACCGTTCAAGTTGTTTCTATTTCAAAAGCAAACCCTGCTTCTGTTGTAGCAACTGCTCACGGATTGGTTAGTGGAGATGTGGTAGTGTTTCAAGGATTGTATCAGTCAACAACGACTGGTATGCAGCAAATTGCAGGAATGCCATTTACTGTTACTGTAGTTGATGCTAATACATTCACAATTCCTTGGAATACAAACCAATCAGGTTATACTGCATTGAGTGGTTCTCCATCTGGCGCATTGGTAAAGAAAGTGTTGTATCCAAGTTTATATTTTCCTGGTACTTCGGTAATCAGTGCAATTACAACTGGAACAACAACAACAATTGATACAACATCAGCTCACAATCTAGTTGTTGGTCAAGAAGTTGCTTTCCGTATTCCAACTATTTGGGGTACATACCAATTGAATTCATTACCTAACGTCATTATTCCTGGATCTCCGATCTATGGATATGTCGTCGCGGTAACGGATTATAACACTGTAGTAGTTAATATTAACTCTACTGGATACACAGCATTTAACAGCAACCAAGCATTTGCATCATTCCCCGGAGAGCAATTTCCTCAGATGGTTGCGGTTGGTGATGTTAATACTGGTGGTGTTCAGATTAGTGCAGGTTCCAATTTGTATCCTTCTCCTTATGCTGTACCATTTGGTACAACTCAGGTACCTACAATTAATGGACCAGCAATTCAGGGTGCTTATGTGAATAACACAAGCCAAGGTTTCATTTTTGGTGCGACAGTAGCTCCGACAGCTGCTCAAGTCATATACTATGAAGCTATGTTGCCTGATTTGTCTGTGAATTGATAATTTAGGGTGGGGATAAAATCCCACCCTTTGAATGTAAAGCCGGATTTACATTGAGTTTTTCAGAAATAAATAGGTAAAAGATGGCATTTCCATATCCTTACGTTGGTCCAATAGCAGCTTATAATAACGTGCCAATTCATACAGAATATTACCAACCTAAGTTCTTTTTCATATCCAATATAACACTTGGTCAAACGACTACAGTAACAACAACAGCTAACCAAGATTATGTGATAGGACAAGAATGTAGGTTAATCATCCCTCCAACTAACGGATGTAGACAACTAAACGAAAAGACTGGATTTGTAATATCAATACCCTCAACTACTCAAGTTGTATTAGATATAGACTCATCCAGAAATGTAGATGCATTTCAAACATCATCAGCTACAACACAACCCCAAATATTGGCCATTGGGGATATAAATACAGGAGCCATAAATAAAGGGAGAACGAACAATGGAACGTATATCCCGGGTAGCTTCATTAACATTTCATAGAGGTAATTTATGACAGAAAACAAAAGACCAAAAGTAAATAGCGAAGGTCAAAGAGAACTCGATAAAGCAATTGATCAATTTGATAAGTTTGATTCAGAAGTTAAATCTATGACATTAGATAGAATGAATCAAGCCCCTACTAAAGAAGTCGATCAACAAACTAAATTATCTCAAAATGAACTAGAAAAATCTAAAGATATTTATTTAAAGCCAAAGAGATCTTTTCCTCCTGGAGTTAACCCAAAAACAGGAGAAAGAGAGAAGTTCAATGAGAAGTTTAGAGCTGAATATGAGTTCCAAAAAGAGTACGTAAGATTTGTTGCTCAAAACAATGAAATCATTGGCGAATCAATTGAATTTGATTTAAAAAAGTTCCCGGGAACGAATGTCGAAAGCTGGGTAGTTCCAGTAAATAAACCAGTTTGGGCGCCACGTATGGTAGCTGAAAGAATCAAGGGTAGTAAGTATCATAAACTAGTTATGAAGGATACTACTAACGCAGGTTCTGACCAAATGGGACAATACTATGGAACTATGGCAGTAGATACAGCAGTTCAAAGATTGGATGCATATCCAGCAATAGAACAAAAATCGATCTTCATGGGAAAAACTAACTTTTAGAGGAAATTATGAAAGGCAATAAAGAACATAAAAAAGAAAAGAAAAAAGTAATGGTCGAAGCTGTTAAAGAAAAAATGGCTACAAAAGACATGAAGAAAAAGGCAAAGTAATGGCTAAAGAATCCAAGAAAGCAGAAAAGAAAATTGGTAAAGTAATGCATGAAATGAAAGAAGGAAAATTACATAGTGGTTCAAAAAAAGGCCCATTAGTAACTAATCCAAAGCAAGGGATTGCAATTGCCCTTTCAGAAGCTCGAAAAAAAGGTCTTAAGGTTGGTAAAAAGTAATGTTTATATTGAATGATGTCATCACATACATCCGTAGGATAGTCAAAACTCCATCTAATATCGTATTAACCGATAATCTAATCATTGATTACATCAATAGATTTTGGATATCAGACATCGATGCTAGGATGCAGTTATTTGATTTCAAAACCAAATATCAGTTTCAGACCACTCCGGGTGTTGATCAATATAACATGCCTCTTTACAGTGTTCAAGTATCTCCAAGTCCTCAGCAGCCTACAAGTAATGTCATTGCTTCCTACCCAGTATATCAAGGATTCACGGGTAATTGTACAGCGAATGGTATTCAATTGGGTTTCTCTACTCAAATGAGATCATTTAATAATCTGTGGCCAACTTACGTTCAACAGCAAATTCAAGTCGGGACAGGAAATGGAGGGACTAATTATAATCTTAATCTACCCTTCTTTCCTGCCATTCCAGGTCACGTAGATATTACTGGTATTATGGCAAGTGTAACGCCACCATCAACACCTTCCGATCCAATACTTGGAACCACATTAAACTTGAATGTTCCAACAACTAGCGTTTATTCAGCGGTTTATTTCACTGCAACAGGATCGAATGGTCAGAATATTGTCGTAGCAGATAGCGGACAATTCTTATCTAGCAACACAGATGGAAATTTATATGGATTATTAATGTATCCTGGTAATGCACCGTTGGGTAATCAACAGCCATCGAATGGTTATGTTAATTCATTTGGAATTACAGGAATAACCCAAGCATCACAAGCTGTTCTGACAATAACAAGTAATTTTGTTGTAGGTCAAACAATTCAGATAACTGCAGTTAACGGAATGACTGAACTTAACGATAATTATTACACTGTGGTTAGTAATTCAGGAACAACAGTGACTATAGATGTCGATTCTACTTCTTTTACAGCATATACTTCAGGTGGAACAGCAACATCATTTTCAAATTTAATAAATTACAATACGGGTGTGGCTACAAATATAAACTTTCCTTCTCCGATTCCATCCGGAACTCCTATTAATGTTCAGTGCTATTTTGTTGAACAAGGAATTCCAAGATCAATTCTTTATTTCAACAACATTATTACAATGATGCCTCCCCCAGATACTCAGTATCTCATTGAGATGGAAGCATATTTAACTCCCGCTGCATTTTTGAGTACATCACAAGCAATTCCATTTGGTTACATGACAGAATATATTGCGAGAGGTGCAGCTCAAAAGATTCTGTCAGATACAATGGATACAGAACAATATATGTTCTACCAACCAATATTTTTAGAGCAAGAGTCGCTTGTTTGGAAAAGAAGTCAAAGACAATTTACTTCTACAAGAACTGAGACAATCTATTCTCAGAATCATTCTTTAGGAAATCACAATTACAATAATTCTTCAGGAGTTTAATAGTGGCTACATATCCATACACTGATTCAGTACCAAATGCCAATAATGCTCCGAAGAATGATCAGCCTGATATGCTTCAAAATACTCAGAGTATCGATGGAATAATTGCTGAAGATCATATTGGTTTTGATATACCAAATGGTGGTTATCATAAGGTCATTCATCAGATGGCATCTGGTTCAGCTTCACAATCACAGAATTTAACTAGATCAGGAGTTGGTGCTACATATGCAAATATACCGGCTGCTGTTTCAGGAATTAATCAACTTTTAACAGGTCTATATACTCCAAATACAGCTGGAGGAACAGCAGATACACAATTGTTTAACCTAACTGGAAGTAATATAATTTCTCAATTAAGCGGTTTCAGTTTAGGAGATAATGAAGATGGTTGGCAATGGATCGGAGGAGTTCTTCTACAATGGGGAAGGGCTGGACAAGCAACTGCTACCAGTGGAACTTTTACAGGGGGAAATGCAGCCGGTACAGTTACTTTTAAAAACAGAGTAACGGGAGCAATACCTTTTCCTAACACATGTTTTATCGTTTTAACTGTACCTCAATATGCTACTACAGTTCCAAGTGGTGTGGGGTCGTTATCTATTGATAGAGCGTCTTTATCTGAAACAGCATTTAATTATAGATTCAATTCTGGCTCTTCACAATATACTGGTTTTTACTGGTTTGCAATAGGAAACTAAATGCCTGATCAAATCTATATCGGTAACTTCAGGAAAGGTTTAAACGACGCAACAACAGCGTTTAACCAAGACAATGACTCATTCACCTATCTATTCAATATGTATGTTTGGCGTGGCCGTGCTTTGCGTAAAAGAGGTACTGTTAAACTTGGTCGTCTTGAAAGACAGATTGAAAGTAGTATTCATGCTAATATAACTGGGGCCACAAATGCAGCATCTGCCGTCTTGACTGCAAATAATACTTTCGTTAATGGTCAGACAATACAAATTAGTGGTGTGTCAGGAATGACACAATTGAATGGAAATACTTATACCATTACGGCAGTAAGTTCTACTACTATAACCATAAACGTTAATTCAACAGCATTTGGAGTATATTCAGGCGGTGGAATAGCATTTGGAGTGTCGCTGCAAAAATCATATGATTATGGTCCAATAACAGTTACTAATAGCGCTGGAAATGGTATAGGGAATTTACTCAATTTTGTTTCTGCTACTTCTGGAGCTTCGTTAGTTCCAGGAAGTATAACGATTGCATATAAAGGAAATGTCTATACCGATAATTCTTCTACTGGTGTTCTTACAGGAACTCCATCAGGAAGTGGACAGATAAATTATGCATCCGGTGCTTTTACTTTAATAGGTGCTGGTGCTGGAACAGCATATGTATTTTTCGATTATTTTCCTGGTCTTCCTGTAATGGGAGAAAGAGATTTTACTTCATCAACATCATTTTCAAATTATCCTTTACTAATAGCTTTTGATACAACTTATTCTTATCAATGCAATCAAGTTGCCGTAAATGCATCGTTTTATTCAGTAAGTTATTACAAGACTACAGGAAATCCAGTTGTGTGGACAGGACAAGACTACCAACAGTTTTGGTCTACGAATTATCCAAGTACTACAGTAAATCAATCAGGTGCTTTCTGGGCTACCAACAATGTTCCAGGATTTCATGGATATACAATTAGCGCAATCACTGCTGCAAATCCAACAGTTATTACCACTACAACAAATCCAAATAATGTTCAAACAGGAGATCAAGTTTGGTTTAATAATATAACAGGGGCAGATGCTGCTTTAATTAATCAATTGGTCTTTACAGCAACAAGGACAGGAGCCACAACATTTACTATCCCCGTTGATACAAGTGCAGCTACTATAAATAATTCAGGTTTAGTACAACTTCTAACTAATTCAGTTGCAGGTCAAGATGGTATTCGTTGGTATGATGGAGATCCTACAGGTGGAACAGGTATACCAACAGTAGCACCAGCAACTGGATGGGTTAATTTCGCTCCTCCTTTAACTGGAACCTCCGTTTCTATTAACGGTCTTCCTTCTGATCTATATTATCTAGTTGGTGCTTTAGCGATCGTTCCTTATAAAGATAGACTTCTTTTCTTTAGTCCGTATGTTCAAATAAGTCCCTCAACAACCCCTATACAATTGCAAGATACGGTTATTTGGAGTTGGAACGGAACACCATTTTATAATTCATTGGTTCCAAATAATCAGACATTTGCAGTTAATGCTTATTATGTAGACCAGACAGGACTTGGGGGATATTTGCCTGCTGGTATATCTCAACCAATCCAAACAGTAACAAACAATGAAGACGTTCTTTTAGTAGGATTTGGAGGCAATGGAAGAAAAACCAGATTTGCATATACTGGAAACGATTTCCAACCGTTTCTTTTCTATAACATTAACTCTGAACTACCATCTACATCTACTTTTTCAAGTGTTGTTCTAGATAAAGGTGCGATAGATATTGGTAGCTTTGGTATCTGCATAACGGATCAACAAAGCGCTCAAAGAATAGACTTAGATATTCCTAATTCTGTTTTCCAGATTCAGAAGAACAACAATGGCGCTCAAAGAGTAAATGCAATCCGAGATTATATTAATGAATGGATTACATTCTCTTATCCTGTAGATGACAGTCGTTGGAAATTCCCTACACAGTCATTTTTCTTCAATTATAGAGATAATACATGGGCTGTTTTCTACGAAAACTACACATGCAAAGGAAACTATAGAGCAAACGATACTGTAACATGGGCAACTCTTCCATATTCTAGTTGGGATCAATGGACAGATCCATGGAATACAGGTACAGAAACAGATTATGAGATACAGGTAATTGCTGGTAATCCACAAGGTTATGTAATCATTCAAAGCGTTGGTACTGGAGAATGTTTATCAGGAAGTATTTCAGCATTAGCAAATGATGGTAACGGAAATACTCAAGTTACCTCTTATAATCATTGCCTACAAAGCTTGAATCCTAATACATCTGCTCCAGATTTTATATATATTGAAGGATGTGTAGGGACAAATTCATCTACTTTGAATAATAAGGTTTATTCAGTACTTAAGATAATTGATGCCAATAATTTTGTTATAAATTCACTTTTTGTAGCTAATGATTATGTAGGCGGAGGAGAATTCAGAAGATTATCTCAGCCATTTCTTCAAACAAGGCAGTTTCCATTTTATTGGGAACAAGGAAGGCAAGTTAGGGTTGGTGTACAAAAGTATCTGATGGATAAAACGTATAGTGGTCAAGTAACCCTTAACATATATCTTAGTCAAGATGCAGATGATCCTTGGAATAATCGTATATATGCTGGTGAACCTAACGGATTAATATATACCCAAATTCTTCATACATGTTTAGAAAGTACAAATATTGGATTAACTCCTTCGAATGTTAACCTACAAACATTAGTTGGACAAGGTATGCAACAGATCTGGCATAGGGTGAATACAAGTTTGCAAGGAGATACTTTCCAGATAGGTATTACGTTGAGCCAGGAACAAATGTTAGACTTTGATTTAGCTCAAGATGAAATAGTATTACATGGTATGCAATTCACTGTAAGCCCAGGGCCTATGACATCATGACAGCAGTACCATTTTCACAGTTCTATCGTCAACCTTATCTTAAAGTACAATGGCTTTTTCCAAACACAGACCTTAAAGACATGTCTGCTCAGATGGATAAAGCTTACATAGATATTGCATCTAAGGTGAATGATAGAGTAATAGGAATCTATCCAGAGAGAAAGATTGTTCCTACTGGGTCAAAATGGTACTTAAATGGATATACAAGAGCGCTTCAAACATTTAGAGAAGTGATAGTATTTCCTGCAATGGCATCTGGAACATTTTTAAACATAGACACTGGCGTTCCAAATCTTATTTCATTTACAAGTATAAATGGAGTTGCAGCTCTTGATACGGGAACAGATTGGAGACCATTGCCTTATGTTGATCCATCTTTATTAACGACATCTATGACAGTTTTAGTAGAACCAAATCCTTCCGGTGGTAACCAAAGTGTTAAGGTTGTGCTAGGTGCAACAGCTCCAAATATTAGCGCTGCATATGTTACTATTGAATGGTTAAGTAGTGTATAAAAGCGATTTTAATGATATAATTAGGAAAAAACGAGGTACATTATGAATCCAATGCAAGGCTATCGAGGAGCTGCTGGTGGTAATATTAACCGAAGACCTGCTGGTAACTTTAGTGGAGATAAAGCACCCAAGGGATATGAAATTGGACAACTTCAGCAATTTACTCCAGAACAACAACAACTATTTGAACAGCTTTTTTCTCATACTGGACCTGAAAGTTATTTATCAAGATTAGCAGGTGGTGATGAATCATCTTTTGAGCAAGAAGAAGCTCCAGCATGGAGACAATTCCAAGAAGCACAAGGACAGTTAGGATCTAGGTTTAGCCAATTAGCTCCTGGTGCGATGTCTGCACAAAGGGGAAGTGGATTTCAGAATGCAGCAGGTCAGCAAGCATCCGATTTTGCTATGCAACTTAGATCTCAAAGACAGGGATTGCAAAGACAAGGTCTTCAAGATTTAATGTCTCTTAGCAGAGAATTATTAGGACAAAAACCCCAGGATAGATTCTTAGTTGAAAAACCCCAAAGTCAATCAAGTGCGTTGGGCGGATGGGGTGGAGCATTAGGAGCAGGACTCGGTGGATTAGGCGGTTTTCTATCAGGTGGTCCATCTGGTGGATTTGCGGGAGCTAGTATTGGATCAAGAGCATTTTCAGGATTATAGGAGTTATTCATGGTTCAAGTTATTGGTCAAGGAAGACAGAAACCGAAATCTACTTCTCAACAGTTTGGTGAAGCTTTCTCTAGATTAGGTGAAGGAGCTTCAGAACATCTATTATCCGAATATCGAAGATCAGAAGAAGACGAAGCTCTTAAAAGAGAATATAATGTCGATTTCTCTGGAATAACAGATCCAAATCAAAGAAAGATGTTAGCTGAAAAATCTGCACTGAACAAATCCAATCAATTGAAAGGTCAATCTTCTCAAGATATTCAATCTATTTACGCAAAAGGATTGAGAGGAGAAGAATTAACTGATGAAGAAATGTCTAAACTTCCTGTTAATGCTCAGACTCAGCTTAATAAGGCTAGAAATCCTAAAGAACAGAGAACGCCATTATCTGGTCAATCAGTTCCTCCTGAAGTTAGCATGGCTGCAAATAAAGTTATTCAACAATTTCCGAATGCATCAGCAGATCAATTGAAAATGATGATGGATGAAATCGGAATTCCTCCTGCTTATTCAAATGGATATGTAGAAAACAGGAGGAGACAGGATGAAAGAGCAGCAGCATCTAAAGATAAAATATTAGAATCTGGTCAAAAAAGAGCAGAGAAGGTTTTGGATAGAGCAGATAAAATTGGAGAGAATCTTCCACTAAAAGAGTCTTATGTTAATGCGATGGAAGATGCTGTAGTAAATGAAGATTTGAGTTTTTGGACACCAGATAACTTTGCTAATATCACAGGTTTTGAATTTCTAAGAAGTACTAAAGGCGCTCAATTTGTCAGTGCAGCTAAAAACTATTTTATTGATGACTTAAAATCTTCTGGGGCTAGACCTAACATGTTTATTGAAAAACAATTGGTTGATGCTTTAGCAAAAGTTGGAAGATCTCAAGAAGCAAACCAGGTAGTTATAGAATCATTTAAATTCAAAAATGATTTAGATAAACATTGGTTGGAAACTGTTAGAAATCTAGAAAAACAATACGATGAAACATTGGGCTATCTTCCCGGAAGTTTATCTAGAGTAGCTGAAGAGACTGTAAAACCTTACATTCAAGAAAGACAGAAACAATATGAATCACGTCTTAAGGAATTAGCTATCCAATCAAAAACAAAATCTAAGAAGACTTCTTCTAAAAAAGAATCTAAGCCTATGATTGTTGACGTTATTGGGCCAGACGGAAGTGTTTATGAGATAAATAGCGATGAAGTTGAACTGTTGCCAGAAGGATATAAACTACAATGATGCCTCCATCACTTAGATTAAAGCATGATCCTACTAAACAATCTTCTCCGTTACCTCCATCGTTGAAATTAAAAGAAAAAAAAGAAGAACCTAAAGAAGAAAAGTCGTTTTTAAATGACGTGGTTTTGAAAAGCATAAAAGAAATCCCTGAAAATTTATCAGGTCAAATAGGCTTAGGATTGAGTCAAGCTTTGACAAGCCCTTTAGATTTGATGAAGATGTATATCATTGGAGAAGGATTGTCAGGATTAGAAGAGGCTGAAGAATTAGCCTGGAAGTCAGGCGAACCTTTTGATATGGAAAAATCCAAGGCTAATTTTTTAGAAGCAATGGAATATTTACCTACTCAACAATTAGCAGAAGAATTTTTAGAGAAACAAACAGGTGTTTCTACTAAACCAAAAGATAAATTTGCTTCTGTCATGAGAACTGCTGCTGAATTTGCAGGTTTTCCTGTAAAAGGATCTAAAACTCCAAAATTAAAAACAAAAGAACTTGGAAAAGAAGCATCAGCATTAAGAGAAACAGCAGAAGAGTTTGGTCTCAGAAAATTCGCAGGAATGGAATCAGAAAAAACACCATCCATTACCCCAATAGTATCTGCTGAAAAAGAGAAAAAACTCGCTAAAGAATTGGGTGAAACCTCTAAAAAGGCCATCAGCGACATAATAGATCAAAAGTTACCTATCAAGAAAATGCGAGATTCTGGGGTAAATTTAAATGAGGCTTATGATGTTGCATATTCTCAAGCAAATAAAACAGCTTCAAATATGGGTGATAAAAATATAGACTACTCAAACGTTGTTGATTGGATAGAAAAAGAAATAAAAAAAACAAAATCAAGTGCTCCAAGTTTAAGTAGTGCTGAAAAAGCATATATATATGTTTTGAATAAAGAAAAGAAATCTTTAATACCATCTTCAAAACCATCTTTTGATTTAATAACAGGAAAAAAACTACCTGAAACTTTAAAAGATATGAATGGAACTAAAGCTCTTAAGCAGATAAAGAACAACAATTCTAATGTAACATCTATATGGAGAAAACCAGAGTTTGCTGGTTCTGAAAATGCTGTTAAAAATGCATATGCTGGAATAAATGAACAATTAGTTAAGGCAATAGAAAAAGCAAGCCCCGAACTTGGTAAAGAAATTTCATTCGCTAATAAAATATTCCATGAAGGTTCAAAGCTTGATCAAGTTGAAGGTATTTTAAAGAAGTCATTTTCGGATGGTTATAATCCAAAAAAATTATCAACTGTTTTGGAAGGAAAAAGAAGTAGAGCGTTTTTAGAAAGATCGTTAGGAAAAGATAGTGTAAAAGATCTTGAGAGGATAGCTACTTATGGAAAAGAAGCAGAAAAAAAGATTTTCGATAACTTAAAAAATCCTAAAACAGTGAAAGAGTATTTAACCAATCTAACCCCAATGCAAGTAGGATTGGCTTTAGGTGGAAAAGCTCACGTTGGAGCACCTTTTTATATAGCTAAATCTGTTCTACATCGTATTCAAGGTAATCTATTTACTAGAAATTCAACCAAAAAAGATTATATTCAATTTTTAAAAGATACAGCTAAATTTGGTTCTCAACCTAAATCTAAAATACTTGCTAATTCTGCAAGAAAATTAAATAAATCAATTAAAGAAGAATTTGGTTCAGAAGAAGAGCTTATTGAAATGTCAAATAAAGAAGATTAACGAAATTCACCTTTCAATGTGTAATAAATCACCTGTGATACAAAGCAAATTGCAGTGGCTGCAACGAATAATATAGCTATAATAATCATCTCTTCTCCTTAAGCAGATCAACAAACATCTCATAGAGTTTGTCTGTTCTTGCAGCTTGTTGTTTTACGTCAGAGTGAATGTAAAACATTCCTCCAAGTAATGTTACAATTATTGTAAGTACTTGCATCCATTCCATTATTTACCTAACAACTTATCGTTTTCTTCTTGTATCTCAACGAATTTCCTGATCAAAGCCTCTGTTTGCTTTGGTATAGAAAGATCGTTTTTAGCACATAAAATCTTATATCTTTTATACAAATGAGGATGAATTCTTATCCTGGCTACTTTTTCTTCTTTCATATTAACACAACGTGGAGTTTTACACTACTTTAAATAAAAAGTATCATATTACCATTTAAATATTAAACAAAAAGTAATAACTTTGAATTTTAATCAGGTGATCAATGCAGTCAAATTCTCCAGTACCTAACTTCAATTATAGCGTTGCGAATGGTGGAAATTCATCTACTCCGTTTATCACTATTCTTAGCACTGTTGATCCAACTTCAAGCAGTATTCAATACCAAGTCAAGCAGAGATGGATAAATACTGTTGAGTCTAGAGAATGGATTCTTACAGGATTTACTAGCAATGCGGGTGTTACAACTGCTAACTGGCTTCAGATTTCAGATGGTGATGCTATTGTTCAATTTACAGGTGGAACAGGTACTACTGGCTTTCCCGTTAATCCAAATAGTGATGGTCAAGTTCAATTAACATCTAGTGATAGTTCTGTAATCATCACAGGATCTACGAATTCCATTGATTTTAGAACAACAGCAGAGAGCTCTTTCAATCAAATTGTAATTCAAACATTTACCACTACAGATGCATATGCTCCCACTCTTGGAATGGCTTATTGTATTGTAGAATGCGTGGGAGCGGGTGGTGGTGGGGGTGGTGTTACACTTGCTGCATCTGGACAAATAGCAATTGGTGGTGGCGGTGGTTCTGGTGCTTATGGAAAAGGGGTTTTTTCTTCCATAGATATAGGTGTTGGTCAATTGGTAACAATTGGAGCTGGCGGAACAGGAGGAGCTAACACAGGTGGTACTGGCGGTACTGGTGGATCAACAATATTTGGAACATCTCCTTTAATTACATGTACTGGCGGTACTGGTGGAATAGGATCTGGTGCTTCTGCATTTAATTCAACAAACGGTGGTAATGGCGGAACATCTTCTGGATCTGGACTATCTTTTGGAACTTCAGGTACTGGAGGTGGTGTTGGTATTGGTATAAATCTTGACCCTTCTGGTTCTGGTTTTATATTAACATCTGGATATGGTGGAAACTCTATGTTAGGTGCTGGCGGAAGACCGCTTAGTGCCGGAGAATCAGGTCCAGGAAATGTTGGAACCAATGGCGGCGGTGGTTCTGGTGCTTTGTCTAATGCAAATGCTGCAAATTTGGGTGGCGTTGGTGGAAATGGTTTAGTAATTATTACAGAATATATATCAAGTTAAGGAGAATTTATGACTTTTCAACCAGGTGCTACCCTGTATACACAAGGTTTTGGCTCAAGACATGAAAACGTAGAAGTACCACATTACGATGTGAGAGCACCATCAACAAGCGATATTCTTTTCCCTTTGGGAAAGCATTGGTTATGGCCAGCTAACGGATTGTGGTATCTTTCAGCTTTGTCTTCATCACAAGGGATTACAACAGCTAGTTGGGTTATTTTATCCGATTCCGACGGTCCAGTAGAGTCAGTTACAGGTACAGCTAACCAAATTCTAGCTTCTCCAACATCTGGAAATGTGGTCTTATCCCTAATTGGTCCTTATACTCCTGCTACTTATACAGCTCATGGTGTATTAATCGGAGAAGGAACCTCTTCTATTGCTGCAACATCTGCTGGATCAGCTGGTCAATTGTTAACTTCTGGAGGCGCTTCTGCTGACCCGACTTGGACTACAGCAACATTTCCTGCTACTGCAACAAGTACAGGAACTATTCTTAGATCTAATGGTACAAACTGGGTTGCATCTACAGATACCTACCCTAATACGTCAACAGCAGGTGCATTAATTGCAGCTACAGCAACAAACGTTATCGGTGAAATAGCAGACGTTGCAACAGGTCAAGTTCTAATGAGCGGTGGTGTTGGCGTAATCCCAGCTTATAGCGGCTCTCCTTCTGTTAGTGGATCTATTACAGCAGCAACAAACATTACAGCTACAAATGGTAATTTAAGTTTGAGTGGTGCTGGAAATAAGATAAATATTCACGCAACAACAGCTGCAACAGATTCAATCGGAACATCTGCTGCTTTGGATGGTGCATCGCCATCACAGTTGGTTGTTTCTACTACATCCGTTACTGCTTCATCTAAAATTTTCCTTACATATAATGCAAACGCTGGAACACCTGGTTTTCTTTCTATTGGTACAATTGTACCAGGAACGAGTTTCCAGATTGTTTCCTCCGCTAATGGTGATACTTCTACTGTTAATTATTGGATCGTAAACTAGGAGTTATATGGCATATACGAATAGAATCACATGGGAAGCATTGAGATCATTAGACTCTGCAACTATGGTCAGTAGTAGTACATATTACAATGTGGGAATACCTCTTGCACATGCATCTTATAAGCTAAAAATGGTAAACAATAGCAATGTTCTTGTGACCGTCTCAATAAACGGAACCTCAGATATTGATGTTGCTCCAGCTAATTCATTTTGGCTTTACGATGAGACGCAAGCTCAGATTTCTAATGCTAGTTGTCCGGCAATTCCTCAGGGGACTCAAATTAGTGTTAAGTCCGCAGCGGCAGGTGTTGGTAGTATCTATTTGGTTTCACAGTATCTTGTAACTAATTGAGGTTTAAATGTCGCAAGCGGGAATAATAAACATTTCAGGTGGTGGCGGCGGTGGATCTCCAATAGAGACTGTAACAGGTAATGATGGAATAGTCGTACCACCAACAGCTAATAATATTTTTTTATTGGGTGGAACTTCTACCGTTAATAATACTAATGGTATTACAACGGTTGGTAATGCTGGAACGAGCACGGAAACTTTTACATTAACCAACAGAGCTAGCGTTTCATCTACTACAAGTGACGGAGCTGGTCAGTCACAAACAGTTGTTTTAATAACTCCCACGAATACTACCTCTATATCATTTCGTTGTTTAATCACAGGTTATGATGTATTGGGTAACACAGCAATTGGTGGAGAACAAATTGGACTGGCAAGAAAAGCCGGTGGAACAGTTGTAGTAGTAGGAACAAACGACACGTTTGACGAATCTGATCCTTCATTGAACACAGCTGATTGGAATGTAATTACAACATCCCCGACTTTGTCAATACAGTTTGTTGGAGTTGCAGGAAGAACAATAAATTGGCGTGCCTTATTTGAATATACTCAATCACCATAGGATATAAAAATGGCTGGTTTCGAAAATGATGTGATGTTAGCAAAGAATATGAACTTTGATGAAGCAGCAGCAAAGCCACATCTTGGTGTAATTAATGCAGCAGGTAAACTACCAATTGGAACAGGAAATACTTTTCCTACACCAGAGATTCTAGGTGGTTCAATCACATCTACAACTTTATCCATCGGATATTCTTCACCTAACATTACAGTTAATACTGCTGGCGGTGGTGCTCCTATTGAGAGAATTAATGGTGATACAGGATTTGTTACTCCAACATCTGGAGTAGTCACGTTAACAGCAGGAACAACAGGACTTTCTTTTACTGGTTCTGGATCTACGATGACAATGAGCAGCCCAGAGCTTAATTTACCGGATACAACATCCTCAACAGTCGGAGTTGTGAATATCAACGGCAATCGTTTCATGCATAAGTATGGTGATGCAGATAACGTATTCGTTGGGACTAATGCTGGTAATTTTACGAATGTTACAGCTTTGGCTAATACTGCTGTTGGTAGCGGTGCTTTAACTGCATTAACAACAGGGGATAACTGCGTTGCTATTGGTAAAGGTGCTTTGGCTGCGTTAACAACAAGTAATGCAGTAACATCAATTGGTCGTAATGCAATGACTCTTGCTCAAACTGGTTGTAGTAATACAACAGCAATAGGTAATGCAGCTTTTAGTTCTTATGTATCAGGTGCTGGCAGTAATAGTGTTTTTATTGGTTATCAATGTGCATTAAGTTGGACATCCTCTTCTCAATGTACATTAATCGGAGCTAGTGCAGGGCAAACAGGGGTTGGAGGCGGAGCAAACTCCACTGGAGTTGGATTTGCTTGTTTAGCTTTATTAACTTCTGGTCAACAAAACAATGCTTTTGGTGCAGGCAGTCTGTCAAATTTGACAACAGGAAATGGAAATTGTGCTTGGGGTTATCAAGCAGGACAGAATTATACTAGTTCTGAATCGTACAATGTTCTTATAAATAATCTTGGAACAGTAGGTGAAAGTAATGTTTGCCGTATAGGAGCATCTACTGGAACGGGATCATTTCAACTAAATTCAACATTCATTCATGGTATAAACGGAGTAACATCTTCGAATCCATTGATGGTAACGATAAATTCTTCTACTAGTCAATTGGGTGTCGCAGCAGTCCCTGTAACTTCAACTGCATGGTCTGTAATCACAGCAAATCAAACAGCAGCTGTAAATAACGGTTATATTTGCAATAAAGCAGGTACATTGGCTTTAGCACTTCCAGCGACTGCAGCTATAGGATCGATTATAGAAGTTACTGGTATTAATACAGCTCTAGGGTGGCAAATTACACAAGCAACAGGTCAGCAAATATTCTTTGGTACTTCTTCTACCACTTCAGGAGCTACCGGTACTATTACATCATCAGCAACTAGAGATTCTATAAAGATGGTTTGCGTGGTCGCAAACACCACCTGGAATATAATTTCAAGTATTGGATCACCAACAATAGTTTAAGGATAAATAATGGCTTATAATAATGCGGCAAATATTAATGTGACTGGCGTCGTTAGCTTAAGTAGCGCTGGAGTTGCAACAGGATCGTCCTTAACTCAATTTGATGTTCTAGTTGGTGGCGCATCTAATGCTATATCTAGCATAGGACCAGGAAGTGCAGGACAAGTCTTACAATCGGGTGGTAATGCTGCTAACCCCGCTTATTCAACAGCGACTTATCCTTCGACAGCAGGTAGTTCTGGTAATGTTCTTACTTCAAATGGTACTAACTGGGTTAGTCAAGCTTCTAGTGTTGCTTCTAATGCTTTTAACCAAGTTGTTGTTCAAGTTTTTACCTCAAGCGGTACGTATACTCCAACGACTGGAATGAAATATTGTACCATTGAATGCGTAGGTTCTGGCGGTGGTGGGGGTGGAGCTGCGATTACTTCGCCAACCGAATTTTCTGCAGGCGGTGGCGGTGGGGGCGGTGGATATGCTAGAAAAACAGTAACAGCTGCTACGGTTGGTGTTAATCAAACTGTCACTATAAATGCAGGTGGAAATGGAGGCACAGGCGCCGCAAATGGTTCAAATGGCGGTTCTGTGTCAGTAGGAGCTTTATGTGTTTCAGGGGGAGGATTTGGTGGATCATTCATTGGGGCTATAACGTCCGCATTAAATACTACAATGGGAGGAGCTTCGGGAGTTGCTACAACTGGAGATTTTCTAGCTTCTGGTCAATCTGGTATGGGTGCGTTAGGAAGTTCTGTAACAAACCAAATACTAGCCGGTGGTGGTGGAAATTCTATATTTGGTGGAGGTGCTGTTGGAGGAACTGGGGCAACAGCAGCTGGAACAAATGGGAATAACTATGGAGGAGGAGGAAGCGGAGCTATTGGAGGGAATAGCAATGGTTCTTCTAGAACAGGTGGAACTGGAGCAAACGGAATTGTAATTGTTACTGAGTATATTTCAGT